GCTGCTTACGGCATCCTCGGAGGCCTCGGTGGAGTCATTCCTGGAGCTCTTGCCGGTGGAGCGGTTGGAGCTCTTGGGGGTGCGGGGGCTGGTGCCCTGATGGCTCCTAGGAAAGCAGAAGCCATGAGGCAGGCTCTCACGAAGAGCCGGCTCGCAGTCGGCTCGCAGTTCGGGCAGCGTCAGGTTCACGGCGTGACGGGCTGGTTGCCCGAAGGCAAGGGCAGCGTCGGCAAGCGCCTCGGGCAGATCGGTATGGGGTCGGAGACTCGCAAGGGTGCCGTCGATGAAGCGAAGGCAGACCTTGCTCGAGCCAAGAGAGACCCCAAGGCGAAGCCCAGTCTCATCGGAAGGGTACTGGGCCGGACTGCGGTGGAGGACGCCATCAAGTCCAACGAGTCGGCCTTGACCGCCTACCACGCAGCACAGGCCGCAGAGAACCGTGGTCTCACCAACATCCCCGGCTACATCAAGGCTCTCGGGCAGGATGTTCAGAAGGGTCCTGCCGGCGTGCTCGGTGCGAAGGGAGCTCTTCGCACTGCAGCTCACAGCGAGATCACCGGCAACCCGGTGAACGCTGCGATGATGGTCGGCATCCCTGGCATCGCCGCAGCACAAGAGCTCTCCAGCGGAGAGGACCCGGAAGGGCGGGGACGTGGGCGCCTTCGTCGGGCTGCGGGGCACATGGTTGGAGCAGGTGCTGGGTTCGCTCTCGGACCCATGCCCATGACCACGCAGAACGCGATTCAGCAAGTCGCCGGCATTCCCGGAAGAGGCTTGGCTAAGCGTCGAGCAGCCCGCCTTGCTGCTGACAGCAGTGGGACCGTGATGGGCCCCGTTGCGCATGACCTCACCGCAGACAGCGGGCAGGCGGTTCCAAGCGAACGTGTTGTGAGTGAACGTGCCGCTGGAACGGCCGGAGAGGGCTCGCCGTCATGAACGGGTTGAGTGGAATGGGGGGAGCTGGCTCGGCCAACTTCCGTTTCTCCCAGACGCGGGGCCGCATTCAAGGGAACGGGCAGCAGGGGGTCAACTACCCCAGCCCGTTCTTCGACGTCGCGCACACGTACCTGCCGACGACCGTCAAGCAGATGTTCCGGTGGTGCCGGTACTACTTCCTGACGAACCCGCTCATCAACGCCGTCGTCTTCAAGATGGCGGAGTACCCGGTCACCGACATCATCATCGACCACGAGACCAAGTCGGTTGTGAGTCAGTGGACGGACTACTTCCAGGACCATCTGCACTACCGGGCGTTCCAGATCGAAGTCGGCCTCGACTACTTCACGTACGGAAACGCCTTCGTCTCGATCGGCTACCCGTTCAAGAAGCATCTGTCATGCACGAAGTGCAAGTGGTCAGGCTCTGCTGACAAGCATCGTGCAGCGTGGCAGTTCACGAACTACAACTTCCGCCTCACCTGTCCGCAGTGTGGTCAGATCGGCGATGCGGCGGTGAAGGACTATTACTTCCGCAATCCGAGCGGCATCAAGTTGATCCGCTGGAACCCGGAAGACATCGAGATCACGTACAACGACATCACCGGCGAGTACACGTACTTCTACACGATCCCCGCGACGGTCCGGAACGACATCGTCATCGGGAAGAAGGACGTGCTCGAGGGGATCCCGCAGGTCTTCATCGCCGCACTTCGTGAGCAGAAGGGCATCGTCTTCTCGAAGGACAACCTCTTCCACCTGCGCAGGCCGACCCTCGCGTCGCACGACCGTGGCTGGGGCATCCCCCTGCTGCTGCCGGTCATGAAGGACACCTTCTACCTGCAGCTGATGAAGAAGGCGCAGGAGGCCATCCTCCTCGAGCACATCGTGCCGCTGCGCATCCTCTTTCCGCAGGCAGGGAGCGGGACCTCAGATCCATACTGTGTTTCCCCTGAAACGTTGGTGGAAACTTCTGCCGGGCTGCTGCCCGCGTCTGAGGTTCATGCGGGAGACATGTTGCGCAGCCATACTGGCGCGTGGCGTCGCGTCGAGTACCAGAAGCGTCGAGCGATCAAGAATGGTGAGAAGGTCTTCAAGTTCAAGGTCGCTTCTCTTGCGGCCTTCCCGTTCGAGGTCTCCGAGGAGCACCCGATCCTGGCGGTGCCTCGTGTTGGTGGTCGAAAGACTCCGCGAGCGGGGCTCGTTGATCCGACGTTCATCGAAGCGAAGTCGCTCAAGAAGGGTGACTACGTTGCGTACCCAATCAAGCGGCAGGTCCGTTCTGGGCAGATGCTCGATCTTTCGGATTACATCTACGAACGAGCGGTGACTGAGAACTGGGTATACCGTCGACTCTCGCAGGGCGCTGCGGAGGCATACGAGTGGCTCGAGGCGAACAAGGATCCGTCGCACGCGTGGGGTGAACGCAAGACTCTTCTCGAAGAGAAGGGTTGGTCGGAGGCGGACTACGCGACAGCGTACTCGATGCGGCAGGAGCACAAGATCGATCGTGTTTCTCGTTTCATGCCGATGTGCGCTGCCCTCGGTACCCTCATCGGCTATTACCTCGCAGAGGGATCGTACAGCGAGTCTACGGTTTCCTTCTCGCTCCACATCAAGGAGAAGGGCATCGCGGACACTATCGAGCAGGTCGTGAAGGGTCTGGGATTTCGTGGTGTCTCGCACCACGAACGCCCGGAACAGAACGGTCGCTCTGTGCGTATCGAGGACGTTATCCTTTCTGAAGTGCTGGTCTCGTTGTGCGGAGAAGGTTTCGCGACGAAGCGCATCCCCGACGTTGTGTCGGAGGGTAGCGACGTGATCGTTCTCAATACGCTCAACGCACTTTTCCAGGGCGATGGGTGTGACTTCAAGACGAGCACCGATCGTGTCGGACTCAAGCTCGCGAACCCGTCGCTCATCATGGAAGTACGTCGTCTTCTCCTGTCGTTCGGCCTCATTGGTGGGACGGTGCGGGAAGAGCCTACGGAGTCGACGAAGTTCCGTACGACGTCCTACCAGTTGAACTACAACGGTCACGCCGCAGAGAAGCTGCGCTTCTTGTTCGGTCGTGAGGGCGGCGTTGATTGGAAGGAGCTTCCTCAGAAGAGCGGCATCGTTCGTGGTGACTACGTGCTGCTGCGTGTCGATGGCGTGGAAGCAGTCACTGACGTTCCGGAGGTCATCGGCTTCCAGATGGCGGAGGACAAGAGCTTCTGCGTCGCTGGTGTCGCTACGCACAACACCACCGTCAATCTCGTCGACTGGCGAGACCATGTCGCTGCCGAGATTGCTCGGTGGCGCATGGACAACAACTACATCCCGATCTTCCCTCTGCCCATCGGCAACCAGACGGTCGGCGGAGATGGCAAGGCGCTCCTGCTCGCTGGAGAGATTCAGCAGTGGAGCGAGCAGATCATCACGGGCATGGGTGTGCCGAGGGAGTTCATCCTCGGCGGCATGAGCTACGCCGGTACGAACGTCTCGATGCGCATGCTCGAGAACGCATTCCTCGGCTACATCATGCGGCACAACTCTCTCTTCAAGTGGGTGATGCGGGAGATCGGAAGCTTCCTGCGTTGGCCGACCGCATCGGGTCGGTTCAAGCCGTTCAAGATGGCAGATGACCTGCAGCGCAAGGCCTTCGACCTGCAGCTGAACCAGGCCGGCAAGCTCTCGGACACCACGCTCCTCGCCGGGTCGGATTACGACCAGGAAGAGGAGAACAAGATCATGATCAAGGAGACTGCGACTCGCATCGAGGCGCAGAAGCGGCAGCAGCTCGCCATGGCAGAAGTCCAGGGCCAGCAGCAGCTGATCATGGCCAAGTACCAGGTGAAGGCACAGCAGGCCTCTCAGCAGGCCATGACGGCGCCTGCGGCAGCTGGTGAGCCGGGTGGTCCCGGAGACTCGGGAGCGGGTACGCCTGGAGGCCAGGAGGCAGGGGACCCGTCTGGGCAGACACCTGGGGAGGCCCCGGGCACCCAGCAGGCGGCGCAGGCCCAGCAACAGCAGAAGCAGGCCGGCCCGATGCAGGCGATGCAGTCGCCCCTGAGCTCGAAGCAGAGGATGCCGCCTGGGGCTGCTGGGGGGATGGACATCCAAGCCTTGGCGTACATGCAGGCTCAGTCCATCCAGCAGATGCCCGAGGACCAGCAGCAGACCGCCATCGCAAACCTGCGAGCTCAGAGTTCCGAGCTCGCAGACCTGGTGGAGCAGATCATCCGGGCAGGCAGCGGTGGGGAGAAGAAGGACCAGAACCCCATCGACATGCGGCCGATGCCGGACAAGCTCCCGCCTCGGCGAGATGCTGCGCTGGTCTGAGTAGCTAGAAAAGAACAGCCCCCACATGGGGGCCGTTACTTCTTCCACTCCTGCTACTTCTTTCCGTAGTGCTTCCAGCGCTCGATGTACCAGCGCCATGAGTCCGAGCAGCGAAGTAGCGTCTGGTCCAAGCTGTCGATGATGTGGCCCGTCCCGTCAGGGGTGGGGTGGCTCAGCATGACCTGGAGCGCGATGTTCGGCGCAGCAGGCAGCCAACTCATCCGGCTGGTGATGTGTTTCATTCGACCTTCTTCGTCCCCTCGGGGGTGATGAGGATGACGTGTCCGAAGGAAGCGTCGGGCTTCCTGTTGTAGTGCGCCGGCACGATGCACCACACGACCTCGATGCCTCGAGGCTTGTATGTGGCGCCACCGTCGCCGTCGGTCAGGTAGACGATGACGTCCGGCTTGGGCTTCAGCCTCTCTGCGGCCTTCAAGGCCTCGTCGAAGTCAGTCCCGCCACGACCATGAATCTTCATGGTCTTCAGCAGGTCCCTCGTGCGGATCTTCCTCGGAGGCGCGGCCACCGTCGTGTCTGCCTGGATGAACCAAGCAGACTCGATGCCGAGCGACTTGAGGATGCCCACCATCTGGATGGTGCACTCGATGATCTGCTGCTTCCCCATCGAGCCGGAAGTGTCTTCGATGAAGCACACCTCCGGCTGATAGGCGACGAGCCCAGGTCGAAGCTGCTGTCGTGCATAGGAACGTTTCGAGGGACGGGCCATGGAGAAGTCAGTCCCGCCTGCCTCGATGCGTCCGCAGCACTTCTTGAGCACGACGTCGAGTTCTTTCTGCCAGCGAATCTTCGACTTCTTCTCGAGGACCTTCTCGAGCTCCTCGAGGACGTTGCCAGGCACAGAGCCACGACCATGTTGGGCGACGTGCTCTTTGATGGCTTGTGCCGTCTGTTTGATGATGGCCAGCTGTTCGATCTTGGAGCGGCCGTACTTCTCGTCGAGCTCCTTCTCGAACGGTCGGGGGTTGCCTGCGATGCCGCCGCAGCCACCGGTTCCGATGCCCGGCTCTTCCCCGGCATCTCCGGGCTCACCCCCTTCGGGCGGATCTTGTGGGGGCGCGGGTGGGGACTTCCCTCCGGGTTGTTTCTCCCCGCCCTTCTTCCCTGGCTGCTTCTGCTTCTCGGGCCTCTGCTTGCTCGTCTCTTTCTTGAGGAGCTCGTAGTACTGCTCGAGCAACAGCCCGTTCGGATGCTTCCTGTCCTCTGGGTAGGTGCCCTTTCCGTCGGGAAGTACCCAGCCAGCTTCGCGGTTGTTCGGGTTGATGGTCCAGTCTGAGGCGATGCCCGCGAGCTTGTTGAGGTGGGTGTTGGTGATGTCGCTGCCCAGGAGTGTCTCGCAACGCTCGCAGTGCTGGCCTGGCACGTGCGTGCACTCATGGAAGAGTGCTCCTGCGATCTTCTCCGGAGTATCGATGGTCAACAGCCACGTCGGGTCGTAGTAGAGGACCAGGTTCTTGGTGACGCCCATCGTGTTCAGGCCCGGCACTGCTACGGGCACGAACCCGTAGAAGATGTGGCTGAAGTACGGCGCCTTGGCCTTCAGGATCATTCGAGCGAGCGCGAGTTTCTGCTCGGCCTCTTCGATTTCAGCAGGTGTGCTCATACGGGCATCTGGTGGGCGCCGGTCTTCACGAGGCGCAGCATCACGGGACGAGAAGCGTCTGCGAGGTCAGCTCCTCCCTGTCGGTCGAGGCCGGCGATGACGAGAGCCTTCGCATACTGTGCGGTGATGTCGAGGAGGTTGGCGTGCATGCTCTCTTCGAGTCGCCGCCAAGCCTTTATGGCGAGGGCCTTCTTCTCCTCGGGGTCCTTGCGGGTGAGGACGTAGTTGTTGACGGAGGTGTACACGGCAACGCATCGGTCGATCCGACGCTTGTCGATGGCCCACCCGTTATTCAGGACGTCCCGAGGATCTGGGATGTCGGCGTTGATGATCCATGCGGCGAGCGGAGTAGTCGCAGCTTCACCGATGCAGCCCTCGATGAACTGCATGGCGAACTTGTCGTCGAGTCCGAGGCATCGGCAGGTGGCCCAAGCACGCAGCGCCCAGCTGAACGTGCGGGGGGAGCACCAAGCACGTCCACGTTCTTTCGTGCCTTCTGCCGGCAGCACGTGCAGCGGGTGAGCCTTCGCATTGCGGTAGCCGGTGGCGAGCCCCCGGATGATCGGCCAGTGCGTGTTCCAGCCCGCCATGACCTTGCGCTGCCCATCCTCGATGCTCTCCGAGGGGGTGCCGTCTTCGTTGTTCAGCCATTCACACCACTCGTCGTCCGAGGGCACTTTGGTCTCCCAGTGGCACCAGCGGTTGGCCATGGGCGGCTCCATGTCCCAGCCGCCCGCTGCGGACTCGGAGGGGTTGCCTGCGGCGACGATGCGGACGCCGGGAGGGAGCTTCTGTCCGCCGACGCTGCGGCCCAGGGTGGCCCCGAGGAAGCCTCCCTGAACCGCAGGACGTGCGCTCGAGATCTCGTCGAGGAACCAGACGCCCTGTCCATCGAGCATCAGGTCGCTGATGCCAGGCAGCATGGGCTCGATGCGACTGAAGCTCCCGCCGTAGCGACGGGAGACCTTCGCCATGCCCTTGATGATGCGGTGGAACAGGCCGACGGGCTTCTGCTTGTACTGGCCCGTCAGGCCCGACATCCACTTCTCGAAGATGCCCTGCTGCAGGGGGAGCTCGAGCCCTCCCTCTTTGTCCTCGAGGTATTCGTCGAGGGTGAAGATGATGCTGTCGAGCATCGCCGCCAGCTTCGAGGTGTTCTGGAACGGAGAGCCCGAGGCATCCTCGGGCTGGCAGGTCGGGATGTACGTCGTACGGGCGGGCAATCCGCACATCCCTGCAGCAGCTTCGACCCGGTCCGACTTACCGATGCCGGGCTCTCCCCACAGCATCGTGTTCAACCCCCAGATGCACTTGGGGTTCGTCGGGTCCCCCATGGGGACCAGGAATGCCGTGGACAGGATCTGCTCAAGACTCATCTTCGTCATCCTCCACGCCGATATTGAACTCGGCGAACAAGTCTTCCCAGTCCTCGAAGTGTTCCTCGAAGACATGAACAATGCAGGCCAGGCAGTACGCATCCATGCCCGGGTCCTTCTCGAACTTGTCGTCCTTCACGAGGTTCGGGTTTCTTGTGGAGACCCGGATCTCTCCGAAGTACGCAGCCACGAAAGGCTCGAAGCTGCCGATCGTGCTCAGGCAGCTTTTGCAGTAGATGATGCCGTCCACGCATTCAACCGAAGGGGTGTCCTGCGTGGCTTCGCGCATCTGCTCGAGTACCTCCTCCCAGCACATGAGGTGCATGATGTAGGGCTCGAACGAGTAGTCCCCATCCTCGCCTTTCAAGGGCTGGGTGAGGAGTTTCCCCAGGTCTTGTGCGGCCTCCGTGACTTCAACGAGGAACCCCTCGTCGGTGTAGACCAGGTACTCCTGGCAGCAGGGGCACATGTGTTTGGTCTCGAAGTACAGAGGGTCGTCCGCATCCGGGTCCGGACTCTCTTCCAGTGAGATCATCAGACGTCCTCCCAGGGAGCCTTCTTTCGCTCAACACGGGACCAACGTTTCTCGATCGTCTCCATGCGCACGTCTGGGCAGATGCCCGTCTCCGGGTCTGCATCCCACATCATGATGTGGTACTCCTCCACATCAACGTAGTCCTCGAGGTGGACACGTCGTAGAACTTCATTGCTCTGGTCCAAGATCCCCGTAAGGCTCGAACCACGCAGCAGGAGTTCTCGATCGTACAGGTCATCGATGAGGTCATCATCGTCAGCGCAGAATCCGTAGAACGTGTTCTCGCCAGGTGCCGCGTACTTCTTGTTGGCCCATTTGCACAGGGTTCCCGGCCGACCCAGTTCGAGAAGAACCTCCAAGTCCATCTGGTTGATGAACGTGATGTAGTCCTTTTGGTCTACGAGCTTCGCCCTGATGCCTCCCGCCGCTCTAGCGGAGACGGGGGCATACAGCGCGGAGATGGTCCAGGGTCTGTAGGGATTGTTCGGATCCTGCAGGACAACGCCGATGAGGCCGAAGTCCTGCTGAAGAATCCTAGTGCCACCGTATGTAACTAATGCCTCCCGATGGAGGTACGGGTTGATGATCATCTTCCTCCTCCTCGGGTTCTCTCATCCTGTTGCCGGCCCATGTGAGCAGCCCGTTGAAGACCCCAGCAGCAACGCCGCCCCAGAAGATGGGCCACACGCTTCACTTCTTCCTTCCGAGCATCTCGTCGACCTTGTCCTGATACTCCTGGCCCTTGTTGTCTGCGTGCATGTGCTTCTCCTTAGGGCGTGAATCGCCCCTCAAAACTCTTATGCCCGCTCTATCGTTCGTCTTGCAGCGTTTCCGGGCCGTGGAGTAACCTCAACGCGGAGAATCGATGTCACACCTCGACACGAAGGAAGCGTTCGCCCACTTCCGCGACCGGACGCTCGAGGGTATCCAGTCCCACTTTCCTATGAAGGGGAAGTTCCAGACCCTTCATCTCGATAAGGTCGAGGCCAAGGACGACCTGCACCCGGATGACATCCGCGGTCAGCACAAAGCGAAGCTCGCAGGAGAGAGCTTTGCGGTGCCCATCTACGGGCACATGCGCCTCGTCGACAACGCCACGGGCACCGTGGTGGACCAGCGGAAGATTCGTCTCGCCGAGCTGCCGAAGACGACGCAGAGGTACTCGTACATCCTCAACGGGCGCGAGTATCAGTTCGACAACCAGTGGCAGCTCAAGCCTGGCGCGTACACGAGACGGCGGCAGAACGGTGAGCTCGAGACTCGCTTCAATGTCGTGGGCAAGAGCGCCTTCGACATGGTCTTCGATCCGGGTACCAAGCAGCTCAGGGTTGATTACAACAAGGCGAAGCTGCCGGTCTACCCGCTGCTGAAGTCACTCGGCGTGGACGACGACAGCATCGAGAAGCATCTCGGTAAGGAAGTGCTCGAGGCGAACAAGGCCGCTCGTGGCTTGGCCGGTACCCTCGAGAAGTTCTACAAGACCGAGAAGCGTGTAGAGGCGCCATCCAAGGCCGAAGCCGAGAAGCACTTCATCGAGACGATGCAAGCGTCGAAGATGAAGCCCGAGGCGACAGCAATCACTCTCGGCAAGCCTCTCGATCACGTCAACGGTGAGGCCATGCTCCTCGCCGCGAAGAAGCTGATGCAGGTGCAGGCCGGTCACCCCGAGGACGACCGTGATTCTCTCATCTTCAAGGACCTGCGCTCGGGCGGTGACTACGTCTACGACAAGATGAGGGGGGCCGCGAAGTCCATCAACCTCAAGTCGATGCGTAAGCTCAACACCGCGAAGAACATCCACGACATCATCAAGTTCGACACGTTCAACGAGCCGGTCAAGCAGGCGTTCAACAAGAACAGTGCCTGCAATCCTGCGACGCAGATCAACCCCATCGAGATGATCGCCAAGTCGCAGCAGACGACGATCATGGGTCCGGGCGGCATCAAGTCCGAGCAGCAGATCATGCAGGAGGCGAAGTTCGTGAACCCGAGCCATCTCGGGTATCTCGACCCCATCAACACGCCCGAAGGCAGCAAGACAGGCGTGAGTCTGCGCCTTCCTGTCGGCGTGAAGAAGGTGGGCAACCAGCCCATGATCCCTCTGTACAACCTGAAGACGGGGCACACGGAGGATGTTCCTCCGGGCACGTTCTTCACGTCGAAGGTGGTGTTGCCGGACCAGATCACGTGGAAGGATGGCAAGCCGCACGCCATCAGCGCCACGGTGAAGATGGCGGGGCACGGGAACGACATCGTAGAGGGGAAGTTGTCTGAGGCGCAGTACGCAATGCGCCACCCGAGTCAGCTTTTCGACATGACGTCGAACCTCATCCCTTATCTGGGCAACTCCAACGGCAACCGCGCCTCAATGGCCACTCGCCACATGGAGCAGTCCATCTCGTTGCTGCACCGTGAGGCGCCGCTCGTTCAGGTATCGACGGGCGTGGACAAGCACGGGATGCGCAGCTTCGAGGAGGTCGTGGGTTCGTACGCATCGCACTCGACCCCGATTGCCGGCACCGTGAAGCAGGTGAAGGACGACGGCATCGTCATCCATGGAGACTCGGGCATCACGCACGAGGTGCAGATCTACAACAACTATCCGCTCAACGATGCGAAGAGCGTGCTGCACTCGACCCCTGTCGTGAAGGTGGGCGACAAGGTCAAGTCTGGGCAGCTCGTCGCCGACACGAACTTCTCGAAGAATGGGTCCATCGCCCTCGGCACCAACCTGCGTGTCGCGTACATGCCCTTCAAGGGCTACAACTTCGAGGACGGCGTTGTCATCAGCGACAGTGCTGCTCGGAAGCTCTCGAGCGTTCACCTCTACAAGCCGAGCCTCGCAACGGACGGCGGGGTGAAGCTCTCGAAGAGCTCCTTCCTGATTCACCAGCCGGGCATCTACAGCAAGGACCAGATCGTTCACATCGGTGACGACGGTCTGCCGAAGATGGGCTCGAAGGTGAAGCCCGGAGACCCGCTCATCTTGGCGGTGAAGCCCTTCTCGTTGAAGGACCGTACGGGAGAAGCGGCCATCCGGAAGTCGCTGACCGGAGCTCACACGGACCGCTCCCTCAAGTGGGATGGGGAGACCGAGGGCGAGGTCGTCGGCATCGCGCACAACAAGGACGGCGTCCACATCCACGTGAAGACCATCGAGCCGATGCAGGTCGGCGACAAGATGGCGGGCCGGTACGGCAACAAGGGCATCATCACGATGGTCCTGCCGGACAAGGAGATGCCCCACACGAAGGACGGTAAGCACATCGAGGTGGCGCTCAACCCGTCCGGCATCCCTGGCCGAATGAACGTCGGGCAGGTGCTCGAGACGGCCTTGTCGAAGGTGGCCCTCAAGACGGGGAAGCCCATCGTGGTGCCGTCCTTCACCAAGGATGCCGACGTCATTCATCACGTGCAGGATGAGCTCAAGAAGCACGGCATCTCCGACACAGAGGAGCTCCACGATCCCGGCACCGGGCAGTCCCTCGGGCAGACCCTTGTCGGCTTCCAGCACATCATCAAGCTCGTGCACCAGGTCGACAAGAAGGTTGCTGTCTCGAGCGGCATGCCTGCTCCGCACAATCCGGCCACCTACGACATCAACCTGCAGCCGAAGCACGGGCAGCGCATCGGCTCCCTCGGCCTCTACGCCATGCTCGCCCATGGGGCGAAGGCGAACCTGCGGGAGATGCAGACGTGGAAGGGGGAAGGGCCGGACGATGCCTCGAAGGCGGAGTCGAAGCGGTGGCCCTCGCAGCACGGTGAGGTGTGGAAGGCCATCCAGACGGGCTCCCCGCTGCCCACGCCGAAGTCCACCTTCGCCTTCAAGAAGTTCGAGGACCTGCTCAAGGGCTCGGGCGTCAACATCGAGAAGCAGGGCAACCAGTTCATGGTGTCCCCGCTCACCGACAGGCACATCCTGGCGATGACGGAGGCTCGAGCTCTCCCGAAGGCAGGGGAGCGCCTCGAGGCCAAGATCGACAAGAAGACCGGCGAGCTCAAGGCCCGCACCGGGGGTCTCTTCGACGAGAAACTCACGGGCGGACACGGCGGGCAGAAGTGGTCCCGCATCGATCTTGCAGAGCCCATCCCGAACCCTGTGTTCGAGCGGCCCATCATGGCGCTGACCGGGCTCTCGGGGAAGGACTACATGTCCCTCGTCTCCGGCGAGAAGGGCATCCACTCGAACGGTCAGCTCGCTGACGTGGGCAGGGGTGCGATCACTGGAGGCGCTGCCATCAAGCAGCTCTTGCAGAACATCGACGTCAAGAAGGACTTGGCGAAGTCGTCGGAGCTGCTGAAGAAAGCGAAGCCTTCAGAGATCGACAAGACGCTGAAGAAGGTCAAGTACCTGCAGGCTCTCGACAAGCTCGACATGAAGCCGAGCGAAGCCTACGTGCTGCACCACGTGCCTGTGCTGCCTCCGTCGATGCGTCCTGCGTCGCCGATGGCAGACGGCAACGTGAAGTACGCCGACATCAACCAGCTCTACTCGGACTTCGCGCAGGTCAACGAGCAGCTCAAGGATCCCATTCTCTCGAGGAACCTCACCGACGACGGCAAGAAGGAGCTCCGTCGGAACCTCTACGATGGGATGAAGGCCCTCACGGGCTATGGTGTTCCGTACAGCAAGGCGGAGCACAAGGGTTTGCTGCACCAGCTCTCAGGCGCCAGCCCGAAGACCGGCTTCTTCCAGAACGTCCTCGCCCAGAAGCGGCAGGACCTCACGATGCGTTCGACCATCGTGCCCGAGCCCGCTCTCGGCCTCGACGAGATGGGCCTGCCGAAGCACCACGCCATCGATCTGTTCCGCCCCTTCATCGTGAAGAAGCTGCAGGACATGGGCGCTGCTCCTACGCCACTCGATGCTCAGAAGTTGCTCCTGAAGACCGACAATCCTCACGTGCATCGAGCTCTCGAGAAGGTGATGGAGGAGCGGCCGGTCATGCTCAAGCGTGACCCGGTGCTGCACAAGTACGGCATCCAGGGATTCAACGCGAAGATCGTGGAAGGCAACGCCATCAAGATTCATCCGCTCGTCGTCGGTGGCTTCAATGCCGACTTCGACGGCGACACGATGAGCGTCTTCGTTCCCATCTCGAAGGAGGCGGTGGCGGAGGTTCACAAGATGAAGCCTTCGCAGAACATCTTTGCGGAGTCGTCTGGGAACGTGGCCTACATGCCGTCGCTCGAGTCGGCGCTTGGCGTCTACAAGCTGTCGCTCAAGGGCAAGGACACCGGCAAGTCGTTCAAGAATCCTGGAGAGATCCTGAGCGATGTGAAGTCCGGCAGCCTGCACTATGCGGACGTGGTCTCGCTCAACGGAAAGAAGACCACTGCAGGGCGCGTGCTTCTGTCGACGACGATGCCCGAGGCCATGCAGAGTCACATCCTGCACGACATCGAGACGCCGCTCGACAAGAAGGGCTTGAGCGTCTTGGCCTCCACGCTCGGCAAGAACCACAAGGAGGAGTTCGACAAGTCCATCAACAAGCTGAAGGACCTCGGCAACCACGCGTCGTTCGGCATCATTCCCATCCCCATGGCGGGCAACACCGCGGCGAACCTGACAGATCCGAAGAAGAACGTGTTCGTCCCCATCGGCACGCACACGCTGTCACTCAAGGACTTCATACCCGATGCGAAGATGCGAGACGAAGTTCTCGACAAGGCGCACGGTGAGGTGGTGGCCATCAAGAAGTTGACCCTCACTCCGGCGGAACAGCACCGTCGGGTGGTCGACGTCTACATGAAGGCCGACCAGAAGATGCACGAGAAGCATGATGAGAAGATGAAGGACAACCCTTCCAATCTCTACATGATGCACAAGGCTGGGATGAAGCCGGAGTGGAACCAGTACAAGCAGATGGTCATTGCGCCGATGCTCGTGCAGGACTCTGCCAACCGCACCATCGCCACGCCTGTGGACAGGTCGTACTCAGAAGGCTTGGACCTCGCGAGCTACTGGACGCAGATGCACGGAGCTCGTCGAGGCACCGTCATGAAGGTTCAGGAGACCAGCGGGCCTGGAGCTCTCTCGAAGCTGCTCATGGCCAGCACGATGGACATGATGGTGGCCAGCCCGGACTGCGGCACCACTCGAGGCATCCTCCTCGGGGTGGGCGAGAAGGACATCCACGACCGAGTCCTCGCGCAGGACTACAAGTCCGGGCACATCCATTTGGCTGCAGGTTCGACGCTCACTCCTGACGTCGTTGGGAAGGTTCGAGCAGCGGACAAGAACGCCAAGATGTTGGTGCGCAGCCCGCTGAAGTGCGAGCACGATCACGGCCTGTGTCAGAAGTGCGTGGGGCTGTCGGCCAACGGGGACTTCCACCCGATGGGCACGAACATCGGCATCATCGCCACACAGACCATCGGCGAGCGTGCGGTGCAGCTTCCCATGAAGGCCTTCCACACGGGCGGCGTGGCGGAGCAAGGAGGCGGCAAGGCCGTCGACAAGTTTTCGATGCTCGAGCAGCTCACCATGCTGCCGAAGAAGATCGCGAATGCGGCAACGCTGGCAATGCGGTCCGGGAAGATCGACAAGATTGATCCCACGTCAACGGGCGTGAACGTGTCGGTCGGTGGGTTCCGTCACTTCATCGGCAAGGACACGGCGGGCAACGCCCTGCACAAGCCGCTCGGCTTGAGTGACTGGGGAGGTCTGCACGTTGGCATGCACGTGGACGCAGGGTCCTCGCTGTCCGACCCCACGCGTACAGTCATCAACCCGCATGACTTGTACGCAGCGACGGGCAGCATCGACAAGGTGCAGAACCACCTCGCATCTGAGATTTACGACGTGTATCGTGATGAGGGCATCAAGCGCCGACACATCGAGACGGTCGTGAAGGCGATGTCGAACCTCACCAAGATCGTTCATCCTGGTGACGCAGAAGGTATTCTCCGTGGTGAGTTCCAGCCGCTCTCGGTGATCCAGAAGAAGAACAGCGATCTGGTGAAACAGGGGCTGCGTCCCATCGAGCACACGCCTACGCTCAAGGGTGTGAACATGCTGCCGCTGTCGTTGCAGGAAGATTGGATGGCCAAGCTGCAGCATCAGAAGTTGAAGACCACGATCTCCGACGCTGCCGCCATCTCGGCCATCTCGCACCTGCACGGCACTCATCCGATTCCTGGCATGGTGTACGGCGCTGAGTTCGGCGTCACCAGCGAGAAGTCCAACCTGCCCGGGTACGGGCACTTGAAGAACGTGCCCAAGGCCAACTACTAATGCCCGGTGGAGAAACCAGATTCCGTACCTCCATGAGCTACATGGAGGGCAACGTTCCCGCCGAGTGGGTGCTGGGGAAGATCGTCAACGTCAATCTGGTGAACTGGACGGTCGACGTGGCTGCGGACTTTGACCGCAAGCGATACTTCGACATCCAGGTCTCCAGCCCGTACATGCACTACTCGAATGGGGAAGGCATCTCCATCTTCCCCGAGGTCGGGGCGAAGTGCGTGGTGTGCATCCCGTCGGACTCGAGCGCGCCCTTCGTGGGCGCGTTCCTCATGCCCGTCGAGAACGTGGACCTGGCGGCGCCGGATGCGCTACAGGGTACGACCAGCAAGAGCTCGTCAGGTTCGAGCTCGAGCGGTGCCTCCTTTGCTGGTGGCAGACCGCAGGCTAAGCCCGGTGACATCTGGATGCGCACGCGGGACGACAACTTCGTCATCCTCCATCGTGGCGGGGTGGTGCAGATCGGATGCTCGGAGCTCGCACAGCGGCTCTACATCCCGCTCAATCACCTCATCATGGACATCTCGAACAACTACGCCCACCACAATATGGGCGGTTCGATCCTGTGGAGCATGCAGGAGGGAGCAGGGCTTGCTCACCTCCCCACGGAGTACACGCACAGCTTCAGGGTCTTCGCGGACAACAAGTCGGCGGACATTCGAGTGAAGGTTGGCAAGGTCTCTGACCCCATCGCGGAGCCCACGGACAAGGCGCGCGGGAACCAAGAGGACATCGATGCCCTCGGTCTTGGCACAGACCCGAGCTACATCGTGGCGGAAGTGGTGGTCGCCCCGGAGAGCTTCAATCCGGAGACTGGCCATCCGGACCCTGCGGACATCCGAGCCAAGACCGTCTTCCGGTTCTTCTTCGACCGAGCTGGTGGCACGTTCCTTCGCTGCAACGGCAGCATGTCATTGTCGACGAAGAAGCGTCTGCGTGTGCGGTCCACTGAAGAGATGGAGTTCATCTCGGGCAAGACCCTCACCATGACGGCGGAAGCGGGGGCCATCATCGACGGAGGCTCGCACACGCACATCAAGGGAGGCGTCGTGAAGCTCGGCCCTGGTTCCAGGCCGGTGGCCTACCTTGGCTGCCTGGTGGAGGGCTTCTTGCCCTACACGCCGATGCCCATGCCGGGAGCTCCGGTTCCCTTCCCCGTCACCCTGTCGGTCACCGCAGGCGAGCCCACGGTGCTCACGTAGATGGCCTACAACGGCGTCGTCTTCGCTGGTGGCCTCGTCGACATCAACACCGCATGCGCGGGGTCGCTGTTGGTGCTCAAGCCATTGTTGGCGAATGTGGACCAGTCCTTGTTCGGTCCGCTCGGCATCGGTGCGTTGAGGGACAACTTGCAGTTGCAGATGAACGCAGCCATCAGCGCCTCTGCGCACATCAGTCTCAACATCGTGAATCCGTTGGCGGCGTTCCAACAGGCGCTCATCAGCATCAAGCAGCTCGAGGCCAACCTCATTCGAGCTCTGGCCCTGGGCAGCATTCCCTCTGCATCGATTCAGGCCACCACGCAGGTCTCTGCTCTCGCGAAGGTGGCAGCTTCCATCGGAGTGCAGCTCGGGAATCTCCTCGCCCTCATTCAGGCGCTGCTCAACTCCAAGATCCCCGCTGCGTCGTTTGCCGGGTCCCTCGCAGAGCATTTGTCTGCAGGAGATGCCTTCTTGCTTTCGTTTGAGGATGTGCCGATGAACGTCGTTGGTGGCAACATCTCCGGTAGTTTCTCCGTGCCTTTGAGCTACGGTCCTGCGGTCATTCTTCCGGGTGAACACGTCTACGGACTGGTCATCCTGACGAAGGTGCCTTCTACCTGGACGGCCATCCAAGCTATCCTTCGGACTTGATGGAGACCCTCATGCAGCCCCTTTACGTCGAGCCTGCCGCCATCGTTTTCGAGAAGAACGCAGCGGAGGTGACTCTTCCTGAGGACGCGAACTCCTGGTCGAACGAAATCATGCAGGAGTTGTACAAGCAAGTTCCTTTTATCAGTGACTTCGAGCCCGAGGTGGTGATGGACCGCGTCGACGCGGAGCGGGGCTACGGCTTCGGCCACGTCGAGGTGAAGAACAAGTCCGAGCTCCAGAGCAACGCAGCTCAGGGAGCTCAGGACGCTGTTGGTGTTCAGACCGTGCGCATCCCGGTCGTCATCAAGGACCGCAAGCTCTATCCGTTCGACGTCATCGTCACGGCGGACTCGAAGATGCTGCCGCTCAACGAGGGGCGCATGCGCCAGGCCCTCTTCCGGCCGCAGGCGTTCGACGTCACCTCGAGGACCCCCGGCGACATGTCGATGGTCGGGCAGCTCTACCCGCCGTACCGCCAGAACTACGGTGGTGGCGGTGGGGGTGGCGGCGCCGGCATGAGTGTCGGCATGGGCAAGGAGAGCTCGGCGCTCGAGGAGTTCCTCGCCGAGAAGGCCGGAAGCGTGGGCGTGCCCAACAGCACTGCGCTGAAGACCACGGGATCGACCATCAACAAGATGGTCCCGAAGTGGAAGACCGGCTCGGTGCTCGCGGCCATCCTTCCGTCGATCAACATCGAAGACCACGTGAAGTTCGCCGCGGCTTTCGAGGAGCCGGGCCTGCAGGCACGCTACGTCCAGGCACGCGTCTTCACTGGCCCGTCCTTGGCCAAGCTCGCTGCATACGAGCCCGTCGATCTGAGCAAGACGGCCGCTGCCATCAAGGGACTCGTGCGACCCGACGTGCTGCAGGTCATCAAGCTCGCCAGCGGCTATCAGGTCAAGATCGCCAGCGTGCAGTACTGGGAGCCAAGCTCCAAGGAGATGGACCGTGGCGGCGTGGTCCGTATGTTCGGAGAGAAGATCGCACTCGCTGCAGATGCGGCAGGCTCGGTCACTCTCGCCGATGGCGCCGACGTCAAGGAAGACGAGGAGAGCCCCGAGGCAGGCCCGCAGATCGTGGAGAGCTTCGGCGTGTACCGGGTGAAGGACGAAAAGGGGCAGGAGCTCGTCGGCTATGTCTTCCCGAACCTCATCGACCTCGATGGGACCTCCCTGCCCATCGCCGCATTCACCAATGGTTCCGCTTCTGCCATCCAGGAGTCGGTGGCTGGAGAGCTGGTGGGCAAGGACTCAGGTCTTGTCTTCGGGCCGACCACTGGCCACGGCATGTTCGTTCGTCAGCTTGGGAACGGAGCCGTGGACGCGATGGTCCCGATGACCATCAAGGGCGGGTACTCCGAGGGCGGCTCGCACAAGATGCACGTCGAGACCTACGACGGGCGTGAGACCTTCATCGAGGTGCAGCCGAACATCCAGCACCCGACCGAAGTCGAGGGCACCTGCATCATCCCCGAGGACTTCAAGTGGCTCCCGCTCGGCGGGGAAGAGACCGTCCTCGTCGATCGCCCGGAGGAGTGGGGTCAGGCCAAGGAAGCCTCGAGGGCCTACGCCTCGGTCACGCTGCGGGCTGGCGGGAACAACAGCTTCTCGCTCGAGGGCATCCCCCTCAACAAGCTCGCATCGGACGAACGTAACTTCCTCTCGTTCGACGACACGCTCTTCCTGTTGGCGGGTCTGGGGACGAACCTCCAGTACGCCTCGGAGAAGATCGGGCAGGCCCTGGTGAGCCATTCTCCGGTTCAGATCCGCATCGGCCGTACCATCAAGACGGCCGCGGAGCAGAAGCGTGAGGCCTCGAGTTTGGCGGCCATGAAGCTGGCCTCCTTCCCGGACCTGCGGCGTTCTCTCATCAAGGAGGCGGCGTTCGTTCCGGACCCGCTCGCCGTCGACACGGTGCTCTCGGTCGGGTTCATCAACCCCGAGAACATCATGACCTTCGTGAGCTACCTGCCGCAGTTCGATCAGACGCAGGGCCGTCTTTGCGAGCTCCTCGTGGCAGCACGCATGGGCATGTCGGACATCCCGACCTCGCCCCTCGAGAAGTGCATCAAGTCGCTCGAGGAAGTCGTCGACGGCCTGAAGATTCTGGCCTTCCAGAAGAGCTAGGGCGTGTCGTCATGATTCGTCGATCTCCTGCGGAGCTGTACATCAAGTACCTCTGCACCCATCCGAAGAAGTACACGAACGAGCAGATCGAAGAGATCCTTCAGTTTGCTCACCTCGACTTCTTGGGCAACTGGTACGTCGAGCGGCTGCGCGCGAAGCTCAAGCCTCCCTCCCCGTTCCAGCCGTTCAACCGAAAGCACGATCCTTCGCAGCAGTGGTTGCGGATGTCGGGCCTGTACTGGATGTACCGGCCCGATGCTCCCGCCCTTCGTGCGTGGGACATTCTCGAGACTCCCCGAGTGAAGGAGTACGTTGAGTCGGCCATCATTTCTGGGGCCCCGAGTGCGGCCATCTCTCACGCCGTGACCAAGTACCAACGGTTCCCGTGCGCGGTGGCCACGATCGATCGGTATCGGGACTTCTTCTGGAACGTTGACTTGCTGGACTCCAGCGAGCTGCGGGGCATCCTGAAGTTCAGGCTCGATCGACTGGCCGACCACCCGGACAAGGAGATCAAGGCACAGCACAGTGCCATGAAGAACGCCTACTACAAGGACCCCCGCAAGACGGCGGCGGAGCTCCCGTTCTCTCCGGTGGGTGCGATGCTGACGCAGACTCGCATCGGAGTCTTCCCAGCACAGATTGATCTGAAGCGGATGATGGAACAGGCCAAGGCCTTGTCCGCAGCTCGCGCCCTTCAATCGATGTGGACTGACGGTCCGGGCGACAGCAAGAAGGCCTTGGACTACGCCGGGGTGATGGAGAAGATGGCCAACGTCTCCAAGGAGATGGCGGACCCGCAGGGCCAGCTGCGAGATGAGCTTGCAACCATCGCGATGCGCACCGATGATGCAGAGCTGCCCAGTATCCACGTACTAAGCCAAGGCAAGCACACTGCCGAAGTTGTGAAGATGGAGACGACTAATGAACTTCCAGCCGACTTCGATGGGGGAGACGGAGGCGACGAGCCTGCTTTCGAGTCAGAATGACCAGGGGGTTCAGCCCCTTCAGTTCATCAAGGACGAGAGCTACACGACGTTCCGTGCGGAGCATGCCTTCGAGGACGAAGACATCGTCTTTCATTTCTTCAAGACTGCCGAGTGCCCCGCGAAGGGGTACTGGGACGATGTCTTTCCGAACACGATGTCGGACGTCGCTCAGGCCGTCTTTCAGGCCGGCTTCCCCCGACTGAAGGCCGCCTGGACCCAGGAGGTCGAGTCCTGGTGGCTTCGCTGCAACGGCTTCGCCAATGAGGGTCTGCCGGAGGAGCGCATCAAGCGCTTCTACTCCGAGCTCGATCAGGCCCTCGAGGCCAAGAACAGCAAGGCCCCTCGAGGCTGACGGATCTTCTCCACCCGCCATCCCGAGGCCTTGCCGTACTGCTCCAGGTACTTTCGGAGCGGAGACCAGCCAGACTTCGGGATGGAGTCGTGCAGCCGGATGAGGACCGAGAGCTTGCCGTCCTCGATCTTGTCCACCACGACCTCTGGGTTCGCAATCAAACCGGCACGCGTCAGTGAAGAGAGCATGTCCTCCAGCCATTTGTTTACGTTGTCGGTGTTTGCAGGCGGGAACATGCGCTGATGTTCTCTCACCAGACAGACATTGAGAAGGGCGAACCGACAGCGGAGGAAGACCTCGAGCCGGTGGAGTTCACGGACGAAGAGCTCGCCCGGATGCACAACGGCGTGCCCTGGATGCCGGAGCCCGAGGCTTTCGAGGACTTCATCGACATCGATGCGCAGGCCAAGAGGCTGACCAAGCTGCCGTCGGTCTACCCGAGCCAGTTCACAGAGTTCGCGTTCCGGATGCCCAGGCAGGATGGGCTCGGCTACGAGAACTTCAGCTTCGAGGGCAGGCGCCACATGCGCCGTCCGTACAACACTCCCGCCAAGCGCATGCTCCTGTTCTGCGGCCGACAGGTCGAAAAGAGCACCCTGCTCGGGAACATCATCCTCACCTACTCGTGCATCATCACGGCGTACAAGACGCTCTACGTCTCGCCGTCAGCGACGCAGACGAAGGTGTTCAGCGCCGACCGCATCAAGGAGCCCATCGAGACGAGCGATGTTCTGAGGGCGTACACGACGAGCATGCTCTCGCAGAACATTTTCGAGAAGCAGTTCGTCAACCGGGCCAAGATCACCCTGCGGTACGCCTTCCTCAACGCCGACCGTACCCGAGGCATCCCTGCGATGTGCCTCGCGATCGACGAGCTCCAGGACATCCTCTCCGACAACATCCCGGTCATCGAGCAGTGCACCTCCCACGCACCGGAAGCACTGAAGCGGTACATCTACTCCGGCACGCCCAAGGGCCTGGACAACTCCCTCGAGTACTACCGGTCTGGCGTCTCCAAGGACGGCCGCCCGATGTCCACGCAGGGGGAGTGGGTCGTGCCCTGCGATGCGCATGGTGGGGAAGGAGGGCGTTACTGGAACGTCCTCGGCGAGAAGAACATGGGGCGGCGTGGCCTCATTTGTGAGAAGTGCGGCAAGCCCATCGACGCCAGTCACAAGGACGCCCAGTGGGCGAACATGGTGAAGGACGGCATCTTTGAGAGCTACCGCATTCCCCAGCTCATGGTGCCCTGGCGGTCGTGGGACGAGATCATGCTCGACTACAGCCGATACCCTCGAGACAAGTTCTACAACGAGGTCCTCGGCATCTCGTACGACTCGGGCATGCGTCCTCTCACCCTCGGGCAGGTGAAGGAGTGCTGCAACCCAGACATCACGATGCACCCAGATGTGCTCGAGCGGACCCGCAAGAAGCTGACGGGTCATCAGATCTTCGCAGGCCTAGACCATGGCACCGGAGAGAACAGCTACTCCGTCGCTTGCCTTGGGTACTACGAGGGATCGAAGTTTCGTATCTTCTGGATCCATCGGTTCACTGGGGAGGACACTGATCCGCAGATTCAGGTGAAGAAGCTGACGGCCATCTTCCGGGCCTTCAACGTGCGCATCATCGGGTCGGACTACGGCGGTGGCTTCGCTACGAACAACGTTCTGCTTCGTGAGTTCGGGCAGGCTCGAGTGCAGCGCTTCCAGTACGCGGGCCGGGCAAAGAAGAAGGTCTTCATGAACCCCCAGCTTCAGCGCTGGATCGTTCACCGGACTGAGGTGATGAGCGACATCTTTGCCGCCATCAAGCGAAAACAGATCGAGTTCCCTCGCTTCGAGGAGTTCCGGGAGCCGTTCGCACAGGACCTGCTGAACATCTACAGCGAGTACAACAACACGCTGCGGATGATTCAGTACAACCACCGACCGGACCGACCGGATGATGCGTTCCACGCCATCCTGTACTGTTTCCTCGCGTCCATGATCGTCATCCCCCGCCCGGACATCATCGTGCCGAAGCGGGAGTTCGATCAGCAGGGGCCGAACCAGGGCAGCTACAAGGGCCCGCTCTATCAGGGCTAGGTCTGTTGCGGAAAGAACGTGCGAGCCAGTCGCAAGGTGTAGCCTTCTCGAGGGAACGTCTTGTCGGCTTCCCTGGTGCCCTTCACGTCTCTGATGTGGAAGTACGAGGCGTTGCGCAGGTTTCTGCGCGAGTGCTCGACGTACATCCGGGCAGTGCTTCCTTCCGAGCATTGCTTTGCGAGCTCGAGCACCACTGCGGTGAACATCTTCCAGGCGTCCTTGTCCCCGGTGGTCCGCACCACGAGGGCCAGGTACTCCTCGGTGATGGTCAGGAGCTTCTGCGCCCACTCCACGATCTCGGTCTGGGCCAGGATGCCCGGGTTGACGAGGAAGTCCGTAGCGGCTGCGTGGAACGACCGCACCTGCTCGTCCTCGATGCCAAGGGATGTCGTGGTCAGCCCCAGGTAGAGCATCAGCTCCTCGAGGCGACGCTCCGTCCGCCTGCTCGACACGAAGGCCCGCATGGCAAGTTGGGGTACCTTCTGCTTTGGCGAGCCTCGAGTCAGCTCTCGGAGCTCCTGCAGGCTCAGAACGTCCTCGCGTCGGAACTTTTTTCGACTGACTTGGTTGGGGCTGTGACCCGCAGGGTAGTGAGGCTCAATCAGCCCAGTTCGGCTCCAAGAGTGGATCTGACCGACTGAGACGACCAGCATTTTGGCGGCCTCGTCTGCCGTGACGAAGGCTTCGTCGCTTCCCATGCTTTTTCCCGCCATGTTATTCCTTGAAGCGCCACCCAGGAGACCTCGATGAGCGACCACAACCTTCCGACTCAGGGCATCCTGCAGAACATGAATGCCCGCGCTGTGAGTGGAGAGCACCTCGAGGTCCTCGGCAAGCATGCCGCCGCCCGATGGGCAGCGGGACGAGAGAAGACCCTGGGCAACGCGGTGGTGTCCACCGTGAAGACCGCCGGGCTCTCCCCCGAGCAGGTCAAGCGGGTCGTCGAGTTCGCCAACACGGCGGCCTACCTCACCGACTTCAAGAAGGAAGGCTCGCTGCACCGGGTGGTGGACTTCGGGGCGGGCGGCCTCGCAGATCCGAGCGCGGTCATCCAGGACCTGAACGATGGTGGTGGGGGATCGAGCTACGATACCGGCTCGCTCGAGTACAACCATCCGCCGCCCCAGACGAAGACGGCATCTGCTTGGGACGAGGCGTCCTTCGAGCAGATGTTCGCGAGCTCGGGGCAGGAGTATCCGGAGGTGAACCCCCTTGGGGATGTTCTTACGCTCCGGGACAAGCTCGCCAGCAGCTACGAGACTTCGACTTCGATGCTCTCGTCGCTCGAGGTGATGTACGAGGACCTGTCGACGCACATCTTCAACCAGGTGAAGCAGGCAGCTCTCAGCGGGCATGCGCTCTCGGAGATCGCCCAGATCTGGCAGCAGTGCGCACCGAGCGACGAACACGTGAAGGTCGCCTTCCAGGTGGTGATGGATCCCCTCGTGGCCAACGGGGTGTTCCAGAACCACGAGGCCGTGGCGCAGTCTCTCTCGAAGCACGCCTCGGTCGGCCTGGTGAACCCCGATCATCCGCTGGTCACTCACTTCAAGGACTTCTGCGACGTCCTCTCCAAGATGGCAGAGGCTCGTGAGGAGCAGCAGCAGTACGGAGAGGGAGTGGCCCGGCTGACGTCGTTCCTCAAGGAAGCTGCAACGGGCAAGGGCCTCATTCACCACGGCGAGGACGCTCTCCAGTGGGCCAGTGGCAAGGCACAGAGGGGCGGGGAGGCTGTGGGACGATCCCTCCTGGGAAAAGACCATGAGTGGGTCAAGCACTTCGGCACTGCCGGCAAGGCAGCTCCCTACGCAGCTGCGCTCGTAGGGGCCAACGAGATCCGTCGGAAGCCTGCGGTGCAGCGGACGATTCACGGGATCGCTTCTAAGGTCCCCGGCACCGAGGACTATCGTCAGCGGGAGATGGAGCTCGCCGCACGTGACATGGGCTACGGTGGAGGCTGAGATGAACAACCCGATCGAAGACTTCGTTCAAGAGTACGGGGACGTGAAGCTCGCCACCGGCACTCCTAGCTTTGGTCGGCAGATGCTCCGAGGAGCTGGCGTCGGTGCGGGCACGGCTGCCATCGCTGGCGGCATCGGCGCAGTGGGCATGGCCGCCTCGAAGATCTACGACGCAGCCACCAAGGCCAGGGACTTCAAGCACATGATGGAGTACAACGCGGACCTGCAGGAGCATCACGATCGTGATCCCCGCATGTTCAACCAGATGTACTCGTCGCTGCGTGCGATGAACCCGACCTTCTCTAAGGACCCCATCGTCGCAGGCACGTACATGCGGCAGATGGTCGACAGTCCTTCGTCGGCTGGTGGCGTTCTCGTCAACACCGTCGCCTCTCGAGACAAGTTCCCCAGCACCATGGGGCGAGCTCTCGAAGAGGGTCAGAGCGCAGCAAAGGGCAGCTTCATCGGCTCCATGAAGTCCCCCCGGTAGGACTCCATGATCAAGGTCAGTCTCTTCGCCGGCGAAACAGAAAATGGACCGACGGTCCTTCCTCTGTTCACGAACAACGACGCAGCTTTTGAGAAGGCTGCGTCCGCGACGTTGATGCCGGATGTCGTCCGCTACATCGACTCCCTTCGTCCGAGGCAGGACGCTCAGTACGTCCTCGTCAACGCGATGGGAGCAGGTGAGTACTTCGGCTCAAACATCAACGGGGACTACTTCACCGAAGCCTCGTTGATCCACAGGCCGGACAACTGGACGGGCAACCCGCTCATCGACAAGGTGCGGGCGAAGGACTGGGCCTACGGCTACCCGACCTTCTACTACGCCCACCCGTACGCTCACCATCGCAACAAGGACGATGCGAAGGCGTTCGGGGAGGTCGAGCTCTCCGTGTGGAACGACCGCATGAAGCGGGTTGAGCTCGTGTGCCGCGTGGACAAGAAGAAGTGCGAGGAGTTCGGCGGTGTGTCTGTCTGGGACAAGCTCCAGAACGGCATGCACCCCGACGTGTCGATGGGCTGCAAGGTCCCCTTCGACACCTGCAGCATCTGCCTCGACTGGAAGATGTACCGCGATGCGATGGGCACCTTCCACCCTGGGAAGCACAAGTCCCCAGGTGAGGCCATCCTCGCTGTCCACAGGTCCACGCAGCACCAGAAGAAGGACGACAAGGGGAAGCTGGTCTGGGTCGGCCAGGGCAAGATCCGCGGGCTCTCCGTCACTCGAGCGGACTACTGTGAGCACGCGAAGAAGCAGATGAACAAGATCCTTCCGGATGGCCGGAAGGTGTTCGTCTACAACGACTATCCCAAGTTCTTCGACATCAGCTTCGTCTTCATCGGTGCGGACAAGACCGCCAAGGTGATGATGAAGATTGCCGGCTCCGGCATCGGTGGCTTCTGGGACATCGGTGGGAGCGCCGAGCTCGCAGAGAAGCTCGGGTACTCAGAGGAAGGCGAGAAGGTCGCCTACAAGCTCGAGGGGCACACCACTCACCAGGGTCTGCCCATCGCCATCGAAAATCAAAAGGGGTCCGTCCGTAAGGGCGTCTCCTCGGAGGGTGTTCCGTGGCGCACCGAGATGAAACACCCATACGGGTACATCGTTGGGACCAAGGGCAAAGACGGGGAGGCAGTTGATGCCTACGTCGGCCCGGTGAAAGATGCCCCTGTCGCATTCGTGGTGCATCAGCACAAGGAGAACGGCAAGGGGCACGATGAAGACAAGGTGATGCTCGGCTTCAAGGATGAAGCTGCGGCTCGGGCTGGCTACCTCGCGCACTACGACGCGAAGGGTAAGAAAATGCTCGGCCCCATCTCCGCTGTTCCGCTGGAGAGGCTCAAGGCCCTCATCGACAGCAAGAAGAAGCTCGAGAAGATCTCCGAGGTCGAGGACGCGCTCAAGGTCGCTTTCTTGGGCAAGGCTGCGAAGAGCAAGAGTGGGGAGATCATCAAGGATGTCGTTCCTTCGCAGTTTGCGGGCAAGGCCATTCCTGCTCTCGCAGCCTCCGAAGAAGATCTTCCTCGTGACCTGCTCGAGACGATGGCAAAGGCACCGCTCGAGAAGGCCCTCTCGACGTCCGGTGGACTAGGTATGGTTCTCCGCCCTCGGGAGTTCCAGCGCATCGTTCTGATCAACATCGGCAAGCGGGACCTGGCGGATGACTACGAAGAGAGCGGGACGATCTTTCCTGAGTCGGACGAGACGGTACCTATGGACCTGGGTCCTGGGCACTTTCTGGGAGCTCTCGCAAAGCTGTTGATGCCTCTTTTCTCGAAGCGTTCGGCCCTGGCACCCGCCATCGAGAAGCGGGTTGTCACTGGTGGCGGGGGCGCCTCCGGCAAAGAGAAGAAGGGGTCTTCTTCCCATTCAACGGAACTGCTGCGTAAGATTGGTGCTGCGTACAACTCGTATCGCGGACAGCTCATGAACCTCGCTGCTCACAGCCAGACTCTGATTTCGGAATCGGCCTACCCATTCCAGTCGGAGTTCCGTAAGCTGTCCTCTGCAGACCCCGAGGAGATCTTCAGCCCCCTCTCAGTCGCGTACCTCCAGTCCGCCTTCCTCAACGAAGTCGGACCGCGGCGTGAGAGCAGGCAGAACAAACTGGCGACGGTCGCCGGCGTGGAGAGGGGATTCCCCTCGAGGAACACGTGACTCCCCGACACTCAGACCCGAAGGATCACATCCCCATGTCGTCGATGGACAACCTCATCTCCGAGTACTTCGCGCAGGACAACGGCAACTCCAACTTCGAGAAGGAGGCTCAGGTCGAGCTCTTCGCGAAGCTCGCGGCCACCAACGGCATCGACCTCGAGAAGCTCTCGGAGCAGCAGATCGCCTACCTCTGGAACGAGACCTTCTCCAAGGAGGCCGGCGACGACGAGTCGAAGAAGGACGAGGAGGAGGAGGAGAAGGAGAAGGAGGAACACGACAAGAAGGCGGCGGCCGACGAGGAGTTCCTCCAGAAGAAGGAGAGCGCCGCCAAGCTCGCCGAGGCCGAGTACATCGGTCGCTTCATGGCTCATGCGATGACGGACGAGATCCGCAAGATCGCCGCCAAGAAGGAGCCGAGCTTCCTCGACAAGGTCCGTTCGGGCGCCCACAAGGCGGGCGACAAGGCCGGCAAGGCCGTCGAGAGAGTGGGCAAGGGCGTGGCTTCGGTGGCAGGCAAGGCCTCCCCGAAGGCCGGCAAGTTCCTCGGTCGTCATGCCAAGGGGACCGGCGCTGCCGCCCTCGGGGCAGGGGCCGCTGCCGTCGCTGGTGGGGCCGCTGCGGCCCACCACTTCAGCAAGAAGAAGGAGTCCTCGGCACTCGACGAGCTCGCGGCAGAGCTGGCGGTCGAGAAGGCTGCGGCGGCGGGTTGGAACGAGGAAGAGGCCGCTGGCCGCATCGCCGGCGTCATCAACCTCGATCTGGTCGGCGACAGCGAGAAGGTGGCTTCGGCGGAGAACCTCGAGACGGCGGTGGACATCCGCTCGGTCGAGCTCCTCGAGGCAGCGGGCTACCCGGTCACGTGGGGAGAGTGAGCTGAGAGAGGGTCGGAGGCAGTCTTGTCGTCCGTGAAGTACAAGTCAGCTGGCGACGAGACTGCCTCGGTCCTTCCTACAATCTCGGTTCCTTCGTATCCTGCACAGGACAAGAACACGCTCACCGGGATGGTGCCCCCCATCGCGTACACCAGAGTGAATGCCAGCACCCCGCCTGTTCCAGATGCGGGTTCGACAGCTCAGAAGTCGCTGGCTCCGATGGGTGCACAGGCACTGCCGAAAACGGCCCAAGCTTTTTCCGTGAGGACCCCGAACATGAACATGACGTCCCGACCCCTCGTGCAGGACCTCGTCAAGCAGGCGATGGCCAGCGCCAACAACCGAACCAAGATCGCCAGCGAGGGCTCGCGTCAGATGAAGCTCGCTTCGGCAGAGACCCAGGAGTCTCCCGAGGACACGTCGGCAGGGAGCGTGTCCACGGACTACGCCCTCAAGCTGGCAGCAGCCATCGAGTTCGCGACTCCGGCCGTCGTCGACATGTCGAAGAAGGCGGCACCGAACGCCCCTCCGGCTCACATCACTGAGACCCAGCAGACGGGGCCTGAGGGCGTCAGCCACTCGCACGTCAGCGGGACTCCCCCCGGTCCGGGGCAGCAGGGCAAGGGGCACCACCAGCCCCCGACCAACCCGGGCACGCAGAAGGCGATGTCCCAGGAGCACGGAGCCACCCAGCTCGAGAACACCATCGATCATCACGTCGCTGGTGAGCAGACCACCGCGATGAGCGGCGGCAAGGGCAAGACGGCAGCGAAGGCCCCCGGTATCATCGACCAGGGCAAGAAGATGCTCGGGGACGTGGCCAAGGGCTGGAAGGCCGAGGGCGCAGGCAAGGCCCTTGCGAAGAAGGCCCCGACAGCAGCAACGGTCGGCGCCACCGCCCGCAAGTACGCTCCCCATGCAGCCGTTGGTGCAGCAGGCCTGGGCGTTGGCGTCGCAGCAGGTCGGGCCAGCAAGTACGACGGCGAGAAGGGTGCGAGTGCAGACCTCGAGCAGAAGAACCTCGAGTTCCTCTCGAAGGTCGCGGGGGCGAACCCCGCCAAGCTCTCCATCGTCGACGAGATGCACGCGTACATCAAGCAGGCCGAGGATGCGATCAACCCGGCCAGCATCTCGGCAGGTCCGGCCGTTCCTCCGGACACCAACGCAGCCGGTGAGCCCGGTGGCGCTCCTGTCGGCGGCATGCCCCAGGGTCCGAGCTCGCTGGTTGGCTCGAACGAGTCGGCCATCAACTACAAGAAGCAGACGGCGTACAGCCCCCGCAAGGCGGAGCTCGCGCAGTACTTCAGTGAGCCTGCCCTCTCGGCGGCCACGGACAAGACCCTCCACGAAGCGTTCGCCCACACGGGTGAAGCCGGGGTCAAGATCTCCTCGCAGCAGCTGGTGAAGTCGGCTGCTGCTCGTTCCCTCCTGGCGAAGCTCGCCGAGGAAGGCAAGGAGAAGTGCGAGAAGTGCGGCAAAGAGAAGTGCTCCTGCGGCGGGCGCTGAAGAGGACAAGCAGAACATGGAAAAGCTGAGCAGCAATCAACTGCAGCAGGTCCTCGGATCGGTTCCCAGCACGCTGCGGAAGCTGGCCGCCGAACGGGACTACTGGAAGAAGGAAGCACAGACGCACATGACGCGGGATGCGGCCGAGAAGGTCGCCCACGCCATGCACGACAAGGGCATCGACACCGATGTCCCCTTCGCAACCCTCGTGGAGTCGCTCGAGAAGGCGGCGGCCCAGGGGAAGCTCGAGAAGATTGCGGATGCTGTCGAGATGATCGGCCCCGACATGGGGCAGAAGATCGCTCACCTCACCGGTGACGATTCGACTGCGTCGAGTGGGGCCGTCTCGAACGACTTCGAGCGGTTTCTGATGGGAGGCGTCGGCTGACGCCCACGGGGCCCAAGTCCGACCTGAAAAGGAAAAAGGAGAGAACGACATGAGCACCGTGCAGAGGGTCAACTTCGAGCCGGTTTCGGACGTCAGCCCGATCCACCGCCGTGACTTTCCCCTCACCGACCCGACCCTGAGCAACCCTCAGGCGCTGTACGCGCTGGTCGACGGTGAGTGGATGACGCTGGACAACACCGCTGGCATCAACCAGGGCAAGCTCGTTCGCGCTGCGGACGTGACCACCCTGGGTGCTGCGGCGACGACCGTCAGCTTCCCGCTCTTCGCAGAGCGTGGCCGCTACGACGTGCAGGCCCTGGCGGATCGCAAGATGCCGATCCTCTTCCTCGGCCAGTATGAGTTCAACACCCGCATCTTCGATGCGACAGTGGCCATCGGCAGCGGTGCTGCCATCAACACGATGCTCCAGCCGGTGAAGGTTGCGACCATCGACCTCGGTCGGAAGTACGTGGGCCTGGTTGGCTCGTCGTACGCCGACAACGCCCCGATCGTCGGCTACGTGACGCGTCTCCCCGGCGGCAACGGTGGGCAGCTCCGCTTCATGTCCGGGTGGGCCGTTCGTAACGGCGCCACCTGAACCACCCGAGCAAGGAAGAAGGAGAGAGACCATGGTTCCCGCACGCGTCCTGAATGAGATGTTCGCGACCAAGCTCGGGTCGGCGGAGGGCAAGGAGAAGATCGCCGAGTACGGCGGCTCCTACGTCCGAGACCGCCTCCGCGAGGTCAGCTTCGCCCGCAAGATCCTGCCGCCGGAGCAGGTCACCCGCGCCGACTGCCAGCGGTCGGTCAACCACGACACGCTCGTGAAGATCGTGGACGTCGAGCCCCGCTCGCGTGCCATGAGCATGACGTTCCGTGGCCAGCCGACGGCCCGCTTCATCCGTGGCCCCAAGGCGGAGATCGCGTTCTTCACGATCGCCTCCGAGGTGTTCCAGAAGACGGAGCAGGAGCTGCTCGCCTACGAGATGCCCATCACCAAGATCATCGAGGAGAACTCGGTGAAGGACATCCAGGAGATCGAGGACCGTGAGTTCACCAGCCACATCGAGTCGGCCGTCCAGGCCCTCCAGGTGGAAGCGAACAACGCGATCCCGACCGCCCTGCACCACGGCACCATCGGCACCTGCGCCGAGTTCTCGGTCCGCAAGGGCGAGCTCGCACGTATGGCCAGCACGAACGACGCAGTCGTCCGCCCGGTCCAGCGTCCGGACTTCGTCAACCTCTTCAAGATGCTGGACGGCAACCGCCTTCGTGCGGAGCGTCTGCTCATGACGGAGGTCGACTGGGACGACGTTCTCCAGTGGACCGTCGAGGACTTCGGCGACCGCATCCAGTCGGAGACGGTCGTCGACGGCTACAAGTACAACACGCTCCTCGGGCGTGCGTACATCCGCACGATCAAGACGGACATCCTGCGTCCGGGCAACATCTACGCGTTCACCAAGCCGGAGTTCTTCGGCAAGTTCTACGTCCTGAACAACACCAAGTTCTACATCGACAAGATCGCGAACCTGATCACGTTCCAGGCGTGGGAAGACATCGGCATGGGCATGGTCAACATCGCCGCGGTCCGCAAGCTCGAGCTCTACTCGGCCGATGCGAACCCGGCGACGAACGCCGACGCCCTGCTGCAGAACTTCATCCCGGTGAGCGAAGACGCCATCGGCGCGGTCAACAACCGTGTCGATGCCGGCATGAACTTCCCGCAGATCGCTTCGTACTGATCGACGAAGCCGACCGGCTCACAGAGTGGGAGGCGTCGGTACCGGATTGCCGGGTGCCGGCGCCTTCTGCTTTGATGGGGTCAAGAGGACAACGATGAACTTCCTGATTCACAACGGTTCGCGGGCCACGCACAACCGGACGCTTCGAGCACAGCAGCCCGAACACGGTGGCCACAAGCAGTACATCCTCGACGCCAACCACCGTCTGATTCGAGGACGTCCGTTGGTGGTCACGGAGGAGAAGATCAAGGAACACCTCTCGGAGCTCAAGGTGAAGGAGGGCAAGGGCCTTCTCTACGTCACGACGGAGCAGATGATCCCGGTGGATCTGGACACCCTCCAGCCCTCCGCTCTGCCTGTTCCCGCGAGCCCCCTCCCCAACCCCCCGCTGGACTCGGCGAAGAACGATCGACTGGTGGGTGACCCCATGCTCCCGAACCGTGGAGAGCTCCCGCCCCCCGCGGAGTTCACCATGCCGGTGGGTGCGCCCGCAGCTGCTCTCGAGAACAACCCGCTCGTACCCGCAGAGGGTTCGGACGAGGAGCTCGAGGCCCTCACCGCTCCGACCCAGCAGGCCCAGACGGGCAAGCGTCGAGGCGGCCGGTGAAGTGCTTCAACCTGACCGATGTTGAGACGCCCGAGCTCGTGAAGCTTGGGCTCGTCAACATGACCATCACGGTCAGGACCGCCGTCATCCATCCGGGAGAGGCCGTGGACGTCCACGAGGACCCCATCTCCCGGAGGGATGCGGAGCACTACGCCTCCCTTGGCGTACTGGCCTTCGACGCCCCTCCCATGGCGTACGTTCGTCACAAGGCGCTTCAGTCGAAGAAGGAGAGGAAGAGCTGATGGCTCTCCAGGGCATCCCCGGCATGAGCGACTCCTTCCGGGAGTTCGTTCAGGTGGTCCGGTTCTACATGCGCGATTTCCCGGAGCTCAATCGCCTGGTTGCAGGTGAAGAGTCGAGCGACCGGCAGATTGCGTGGGCTGTCCTGGACGCGCTGTCGGACTTCAACGGCACCCCGCCGTTCATCGGGGCCATGACTCTCGACGGGATGCTCTCAGCGCAGCAGCACTCGTTGCTCCTGCGCATGACCATCTGCAACGTCATCGAGTCCGTCGGTCTTCTTCAGACTCGCAACCACATCAACTACTCGAACGGTGGCATCACCGTCGGGGTCAACGACAAGACCCCGATGCTGATGAACTGGCTGCAGTACTACAAGGCCACCACCGACCAGATGAAGCTGCGAGTGAAAGTGGCGCTGAACATCGGCGCCATCCTCGGGCCGAGCAACAGCGGCATGCACTCCGAGCTCTGGGCCGTCAACGCCACATACGCTGCCTACTGAGGTCCGCACATGTCCGTCTTCAAGCTCTACAAGTTCAAGGACATCTCCTCGTTGGAGCGTCACCTGCAGGGCGCTGTGACCGCAGGGGCCAACACGTCGAAGGGCTATCGGTGGCTCGTCGGCAAGACGGTCATCTTCAGCAAGCCCTCGGTGCAGACGGTCACCTTCACGCCCGGCGCATTCGGCCCGCAAGACCTCACCTTCGCAGAAGTGAAGGCGCAGCTCGAGGCAGGCCTCGCAGGCAGCGTCATCAAGGTCTACGCCCTCGACAACTCTCTCGTCATCATCGAGACCACTCCCTCCTTGGGCGTGAAGATCACGGGAGGCACGGGCCTCTCCATTCTCGGGTTCGATCCGTTGGGGGCCACGGGCCTGGTGTACAACTACGCTGACGGTTCTTCCGCAGCGGTCGCCCCCCACTTCGTGGCGGCGTACCCGATGGACGGCCACCACGTTCTCATGGTGAGGGAGTAAGCGATGTTCGAGAAGCTCGCGCACGGGATCCCCCTGGAAGAGGCTGCGGCGTTCTTCATCAAGCTCCGCACCTTCGACAAGACGGCCGAGGAGCTCGCTCCCCCGGACCAGACGGGCACGCTCGAGGGTCAGTTCGCTGCCCCCGTGGAGCGGGTGCTCGAGCAGATGGCGCACCACGTCCAGAACGAGCTGAAGACCAACTTCGCGTACATGGTCTACGCCCACTCGCTCCGGGACCTCTCGCACAACGCCATCGCCGACCAGTTCGAGGAGCATGCCCATGACGAGACGGATCACGCCGACTGGCTGATGCGTCGCATGGGTGTGCTCGGTGGGCCGGTCAATCTCCCGGACATCCCGGCACCTCCGGCCTCCACCGACCCGCACGACATCATCCAGAAGATGATCCGGATGGAGCAGGAAGGCATCGAGAGCTGGCGAGCTCTGCGCACCCTCGTCGGGGACGACAACCCGATGAAGTTCAAGATCGAGGAGTACCTGACCTCGGAGCAGGAACACCTCGACGAGCTCTGGCAGCTGCTGCCGCATGAGGCGAACCCCGCACTGCTGATGCAGCCCAGCGGGTCGACCACGCCGACGAGCTCGGAAGTTCCGGCAGTCCCCCCGAGTGCTCCGGACACGTCACCCTCCCCGCCGGATCACAAGACGGCGTCGGTGCAGATCGAGCGGTTCCACCCGGACACCTTCCGCTACCACGGGGAGGCGATGAAGCTCGCCCTGGCGAAGGGTGTGCGAGGCACGGTCTTCGTCCCCAGCATCGGGCTCGACGGGGAGTACAAGACCGCCGCCAAGGCCAAGGTGAAGGTCTCGGAGATGCCTTCGCTGCCGGCAACGGGAATGGGCATGCAGTCCCCTCCCCCCCCGGCACCTCCCGCACTGGCGGGTTCCTCGGCTGGCTCGAATGCCGTGAAGCTCGGGGAGGGTTCCTTCATCGGATACAAAGACCCCTACGGCGCTCAGTACGGACTCCACGGCAAGGACCCCCTCGTCGAGGAGGCTGCCAAGCAGCTCCGGACGCGGGCTCACGTCGAAGCCCTTCAGGGCAAGATCAATCGCAATCCGGACATCAAGGACGCCCTCCTCGCTCAGCACGTTCAGGAGGCCGAGCGTTCGGGTGCTCTGGGCGGGATGATCGGCGGGGGCATCCTCGGAGCAGCTGGGGGTGGAGCTCTCGGCTACGCAGCTGGTCGGGGTCCTGTCTCTGCTGCCATGGGAGCTTTCGCAGGGGGAGCTGGTGGCGGCATGCTCGGGCACCACGGCGGGGGGAAGTCCGGCAAGAAGCGCGGTGAGGAGGAGGTCGATCGGGCCTTCGCAGACAAGCTCGCCAGCGCCTTCCTGAAGATGGCCAAGGAGGACTCCGAGCAGGTCGAGGCTGGGCGTTCCCGAGCTCTCGCCAACCTCGCAAGCGGGTTCACCTCGGACAAGCACACCCGAGGGGAGCAGGCGGGGGACCTGATCGGTCGGCTTGCTGGCGTCGTCGGTGGCGGGGCCATGGGGCACCTGCTCGCAGCCGGTGGCGGCAAGGCGGTCAGTACGGCCAGCACCATCGGTGGCGCAGCTCTCGGGCAGCACCTGGGTGGGCGTGTTGGTCGGGCTGCCGGGTCCTCGATGGACGCCCGCAACTTCGAGGAGAAGTACGGCTCGGCGTTCAAGCTGGCGCTCGAGAGCGTCTCTCCGGCAGGAGGGGCTCCGGCCCTGGGCGGCGGCGGCGCAGAGGAAGCTCCCCCGGAGGAAGAGGGAGTCCCGCAGCAGCAGCCCCAGGTGGACCCCGCCTTCCAGCAGTACATGCAGCAGGAGCAGGAAGGCATGGCTGTGGAGAAGCAGCAGGAAGAGACCTTCTACAAGCAGAAGTTCGATGCTGCGAACCAGCAGCTCCAGGCTGCGAATCAGCAGATGGCGCAGCTGCAGCAGCAGGCCGACCAGACCGGCGAGATGCAGCAGCAGACGATGGCCCAGGCGCAGCAGATTCAGCAGGCTGCGATGCAGAACGCGCAGGCCTCCCATCAGGCTGCGACGCAGGCCATGCAGCAGTCCCTCCAGGCCCAGAGCGAGAGCACCGAGCAGGCCCAGCTCGCCATCGGGATGCGGGACTCGGTTCACGCCATGCGCCACAGCCTGCTCCAGATGGTGCAGCAGGAGCTCCCCCCGGCGACGCCGGCCGAGAGTCAGGCCGTTCAGGTGGACCAGCAGGCAGCCGCCACGGGGATGCAGCCAGGAGCTCCTGGAGCACCTCCGGGTCAGGACAACACCCAGCAGCCGGGTCCGGACGGTGCGCCGCAGGACCCGAACCAGGCAGGACAGCCTGGGGCTTCCCCGGATGCGGGCACTCCGCCTGCCTCCGCAACCCCGGGAGACGGCAGCGGGGCAGGCACGAGCCCCAGCGCAGGGGCAGGAGCCACTCCGACGATGGAGGGGGCGCAGCCGCAGTCCGAGCAGGGGATGCAGCAGCAGCCCCCGAAGGTCGCCTCTGCACACGACGGTCTCATCGGGGCCATCATGGGCGGCGCAGCTGGGGCAGGTCTCGGGGCCGTGGGCAGTCAGATGTCCAACGACCCCCTGCGGGCGAAGGTGAAGAAGCTCGACGAGGCCGACAAGGCAGGGGGCGGGTTCGTCAACGCACTGCTCCTGGCCCAGGCAAAGGCTCGCTTGGCTGTCGGTGAGTTCGAGGAGCGTCACCCGGTTGCTGGGACCGCTCTCAGTGCAGGTGCAGGCGCAAGTGTCGGAGCTCGTCTCGCTCCCCATGCTCGTACGATCTTCGGAGGCTGATCATGTTGGACGAGTTCCTGAAGGTTGCTTGTGACCACGACGCCAAGCAGAAGCAGTCGATCAAGCTCGCCTCCGACTTGAAGCGGCTGCCCAACGAAGTCCTCTACGGGATCGCCACCGGCAAGCTGAAGCTCGCCTTCGGTGAGAACGAGGAGTGGCTCGAGAAGTACAAGGGCACCGAGCTCTGGGACCAGGCCTTGGCCCTCGAGAAGTCGGACCTCGAGAACGAGGTGGCTCGTTCGCAGGCAACGGCGGCCCAGCCCCAGATGAGCCAGTTCTACTCGACGCAGG